AATGAATTATATTTTAGACTTAGAGTGCGATAACTTATTAGAAAAAGTTACAAAAATACATTGCATAGTAATAAAAGATATTAATACTAACGAAGTATTTACAGACTTAAATGTTTGTATTGAAAAAATTAAAGATGCAAAGATTTTAATAGGTCATAACATCATAGCATTTGATATTCCTGTTATAGAAAAAATATTAAAGTTTAGACCTAAAGCTGAACTGTTTGATACACTTGTAGCAACTCGTTTAATATATGCTCATGTAAAAGAAATAGATTTTAAATTAATGCACACTGGTTTTCCTAAAAACTTAATAGGTTCACAGTCATTAAAAGCTTGGGGTTACAGACTTAAAATGCACAAAGGTGAAAAGCCACAATCATGGGACACATTTACACCTGAAATGCTAGAGTATTGTGAGCAAGATGTTCATGTAACTCATACACTTTATAATAAAATATTAAGTAAAGAATATTCAGATGAAGCTTTAAACTTAGAACACAAAGTACAATTGTTATGTACTCAAATGATGGCCAATGGTATTGGCTTTGATACTGATGCTGCTAAAAAATTATATTCTGATTTATCAGCAGAAAGAGAAAAACTAGGATTAGAATTACAAAAGTATTTTCCGCCTTGGATTGAAGAAACAAAGTTTGTACCTAAAAGAGATAATAAAAAAATGGGTTATAAAGCTGGTGTTGCTTTTATTAAAAAGAAAGAAATACAATTTAATCCTAACTCAAGAGATCATATTGCTTTTAGATTAAAAGAAAATCGTAATTGGAAACCAAAAGAATTTACACCAGATGGTAGAGCTAAAGTTGATGATGAAATTTTAAAAGAGTTAGAGTGGCCAGAAGCTAAAGTGTTATCAAGGTATTTTATGATACAAAAACGTATAGCACAAATAGCTGAAGGTAATAATGCTTGGTTAAAATTAGAAAAACAAAATAGAGTTTATGGTTCAATAAATATTAATGGTGCTATTACAGGTAGAGCTACACACAGTAATCCTAACTTAGCACAAGTACCTGCAGTTATTTTAGAATATGGTCCGGAGTGTCGTTCGTTATTTTGTGCAAGTGAAGGTCATGTTTTAGTCGGAGCTGATATGTCACAAATAGAATTACGAATATTAGGTCATTATATTTCTGCTTATGATGGTGGTGAGTATGCTGATGATGTTATCAATGGAGATATACATACAAGAACATTACAAGCATTGGGTTTAAAACAAGAAGAAAGATGGTTAGCAAAAAGATTTATGTACACATTTCTCTATGGCGGAGGTGGAAAGAAACTAGGTGAAGTTATGGGTACAACAACAGAAGAAGGTTTTAAATTAAAAGATAAGTTTTTAAAAAAGATACCTGCATTAAAACAGTTAGTAACTAAAGTACAAGAAGTTGCAGCTAACGGAGAGATTGGTGCACTTGATGGTAGACGAATATTTTGTAGGTCACAACATAGTGCATTAAATAGTTTATTACAAAGTGGTGCTGCAATAGCTAGTAAGTATTGGATAGCTGAGTGTGAATCATTTTTAAATGATGATTGTAAATTAGTTGCATGGATTCATGATGAATTAATATTAGAAGTTAAAAAAGGTAAAGAAGATTTTATTAAACAAGAAGTAATAAAAGCTATCGAAAGAGCTGGAGTTAGATCTAAACTAAGAGTTCCACTTACTGGAGATAGCAACATTGGCCATACCTGGAAAGCAATACATTAGTAGAAATTTAAGCGGTAGAATTTTAACACGTGGTTATACAGAAAATGGTTGGACTTATTTAAATTTGCGAACCCGTAAAAATAGAGTTTCTGAACGTTGGGTTAAATCTAGTTACTTTAAAATTATTTGCATAACGCAAGCTTGGCAAGCATCACAGCGCAGAGCTAAAATAAAAAAATTAAAACATACAATTACGTTATTACAGGTTATTAAGTTATATCCTAAAGATCACAAATGCCCTGTGTTTAAAACACCATTAGTATTTGGTGGTGGTCTAAATAAATTTTCCCCGTCATTAGATAGAATTAACAATTCAAAAGGTTACGTTAAAGGTAACGTACAATGGATTTCAGCACGAGCTAATACTCTAAAACGAGATGCGACTGCAGAAGAACTATACACACTTGCAAACTACATATCAACAATCAACAAAACAACAATATGAAAAATGTATTATTAATAGATGGTGACATACTAGCTTATACTATAGCTAGTAATAGTGAAAAAGCTATAAACTGGGGTGATGACTTCTGGACATTACACACAGACTTTAATGAGTGTAAAAGCAAAGTAGAAGATTATTTAAAAAATATAACTAATAATTTTAGTGCTAAAAAACTTTATATATTTTTATCTGATACTAATAATTTTAGAAAACAAATATATCCAGCATACAAATTAAACAGAACTAATAAAAGAAAACCAACTTGTTTACGCGAAATAAAAAGGTATCTGTTTGAACAACACGAAGCTATTAGTGAGCCTAGATTAGAAGCTGATGATTTAATGGGTATATTTGCTACTGATCCAAATATTAAAGGTAATAAAATAATTGTATCTATAGATAAAGATTTAAAAACTATACCAGGAAATATATCTATAGATTTAGAAACAGTAGAAAAGATAACTAAAAAGAAAGCTAAATACAATCATGCTTTACAAACTTTGTGCGGTGATAGTGTTGATAACTTTCCAGGAGTGCCCGGTGTTGGACCAGTAAAAGCAGCTCAAATACTTAATACTAAAAATTTGTGGTCAGCAATAGAAGAGTCTTTTATTAAAGCTAAGTTAACAAAAGAAGATGCACTACTACAAGCAAGACTAGCTTACATATTGCAGCATGGTGACTATGATTTTAAATCTAAAAAGATAAGAATGTGGAGGCCAAGTGTCTAATCCAACAGATCCAAAACACTACAATCAATTAAAAATCCAACCAAGAGATTACATAACAGCTAATAAACTTGATTATAATGAGGGTAATGTTGTCAAATATGTTTCTCGTTGGCGTTCAAAAAATGGTTTAGAAGATTTATTAAAAGCTAAAAATTATTTAGACTATTTAATAAAAACCGAACAAGCCAAAAAATCTAACAAATAGTAGCATGTTTAGATAAAAATAAACAATTTATGGCTAAAAACGAAGAGTTTACGTTACCACTTAAAACAGACGATTTGATTAAAGAATTAGACAAATTATTTCCAGATCAATGTGCTGATTTAAAAGAAAGTGAACGAATGATATTTTTTAAAAGTGGTCAACGATCGGTTGTAGATTTTTTAAAATCAAAACAAACAGACAATATATTAAAAAGGAAATAAATTATGTGTGCACCTAGAAGACCTAAAATGCCAGCACCACCACCACCAGCTCCGGCTCCGGTTCCTACACCAGTAGCAGATACGAAAGTACCTGAATTAGACCTAGCTATTGAGACTGAAGGTCAAGAAAATGCTAAGAAGAAAAAAGCTAAAAAACTTGGCAAGAAGTCTTTAAGAACTGATGTGATGACCTCTGGTAACTCTGGTCTAAATATACCATCTTAATTAACTAAATTTAATGGAACAAAAAAATAATAATTTAAGTAAATTATACAATAAGTTATCTGTCAAAAGAGATGAGTTTTTAGATAGAGGACGAGAGTGTGCTGAGTTAACTTTACCAGCTATACTCCCACACGAAGGATTTGGTAGTAGTGATGACTTATATACACCATATCAATCTGTAGGTTCTAGAGGTGTTAACAACTTAGCGTCAAAATTATTATTATTATTACTTCCACCAAATGCACCATTTTTTAGATTAAGTTTATCAGGTAAAGTTAGAGAAGAATTAGAACAGGACCCTAAATTAAAAACTAGTGTAGAAAAATCTTTAGCTAAAATTGAAAGAGAAGTAATGAATGCTATTGAACAGAGTGCATTACGTGTACCTGTCTTTAGTGCATTAAAACATTTAATTATTACTGGTAATGTTTTGGTACATTTTCCAAAAGATGGTCAAATGAAAATTTATCCATTAAGTCAGTATTGTATTAAAAGAGATAGTCAAGGTAACTTATTAGAAATAGTAATTAAAGAAAGTGTATCGCCATTAAGTTTATCAGTTGAAGTAAGAGCTGCTTGTCAGGTTACAGATGCAGATGAAGAAATAGATTTATATACTTGTATTAAAAGACAAGAAGATGGAAAGTACTCAGGTTATCAAGAGTGCAACAAAGTAGAAATACCAGGCAGTTACGGAACTTATAAAGAAGATGATTTACCGTACATACCACTTCGTATGATTAGAGTGGACACTGAGGACTATGGGCGATCATATTGTGAGGAGTTTCTTGGAGACTTGAAGTCGATCGAAGGTTTATCTAAAGCTTTATTAGAGTCAGCAGCAGCATCTTCAAAAGTAGTGTTTATGGTTAAACCAAATGCATTAACTAAAAAAAGAGATTTAGTTGAATCTGATAATGGTGATATTATTACTGGTGTTAGAGATGATGTTGCAGTTTTACAAACTGAAAAACAATACGATTTACAAATAGTTGAAAGAACTATTAATACAATAGCAGAAAGACTTTCTTATGATTTCTTATTACAAAGTGCAGTAACAAGAGATGCTGAAAGAGTAACTGCAGAAGAAATTAGAAAACTTGCAAATGAATTAGAGTCAGCTTTAGGTGGTATATATTCATTGTTGTCACAAGAATTACAATTACCTTTAGTTAACTTGTTAATGAAAAGATTATCTGCAAAACAGATGATACCTAAATTACCAAAAGGAAGTATACAGCCAACAATTATAACTGGTGTAGAAGCTTTAGGTAGAGGTAATGACTTACAAAAATTAAGAGAATTTGTTCAAGATATGACTGCATTAGCTGGAGTAAATCCACAAGCAGCTGAATTAATTAATATTAATGATTTAATAACTAGAATCGCTACTTCACACGGTATTGATACTGAGGGATTAATTAAAGATGAAGAGCAAATAGCACAAGAACAGCAACAAGCTCAAACAGATCAAGCAGGTCAAGCTGCTATCGATCAAGGCATGGGTCCTGCAATTCAAGGCGCTATTGACGGAGTTAGAGATGGTTCAGTAACTCCTGAACAAATATCACAAGCTGTACAGCAAATACCAGGAGGAAATTAATGGTAGAAAAAGTACAGGTGGAAACACCAGAACCAGTAGAACCAAAAGTTGAAGCAGCTGCTGAAACTACTACTGAAGAAAAAGTTGAACAACCTAATGAAAAAATATTAGGTAAATTTGATACACAAGAAGATTTAATTAAATCGTATCAAGAGTTAGAAAAGAAAATTAGTCAGCCTAAAACAGAAGATAAAGGTTTAGAAATAGAAGCTAAAGCTGAAGAAGCAGTAGCTCAAGCTGGTTTAGATATG